ATTTTTTTATTCTCCTAATGTGATAAATGTGTGTATCTGATACATTATTATGTAGTTTGCAATTGCAGAAAAAAAAGGGTTTAAGCTATGAAATTTGAGAATGTCCGTTATGTAAAAAAGAAGGTAGAGATAATATCTCTACCTTCCGCTCTGGTGTACCTAGTCTTTTCGATGCGAGGCTTACTCTGCCATCAGGGATATTCTATCTAGTATACCCTTTAAGTTTCTTCAGCAAGACGTGTGAAGTATGAAATTGAATCATCTTCATCATCATCACTAGATGCTGAAGCGAGTTCTGGTGTTGGTACTTCCTTGAATGAAGGTTTCGCAAAACTTGGAGTATCAGAGATTGACTCATCCATATCATAATCTGCATTCGTCATAGAAGCAGTATTACCAAGAACTCTATCAAGACGCTCTTTAAGTTGTTCATAAGACTTAAAGTTACTAGGACTTACAAACTCTTCTAAAGAGTGTTGTTGATTATAAATTGATTCCAATTCTGCATCATCTTCTGACAGTGCAGACTGGCGATCAAATTCAGATTTATCATAATTACCATATCCATCAACAGTACGGTACTTCAATTTAAAATTAGCACCTTCCCAAAAATCAAATGGATTTACTGGATCTTCATCTTCAAATTGTGGACGCATGATATCGTTCAGTTTATCAAAGATTTTTTTACCGAAAGAATAAAGGAAAACTTTACCTTCGTTTTCTGGATTTGCTGGATCCTTGACAACGTAAATATTAGACATATATTTCAATTTACGTTTGCGATCCCTAGCCAGATTTTGATTGTCTTGAGAACCAGTTCCCCAAAGTTCTGTATTACTTTCACAAACAGGACATGGCTTTCCAATAGTGGTAAGACAATTATCAATTAACCAACCGCCCGGGCCTTTGAACCCATGATTGAAAACTCGAACCCAAGGAAGGTCTTCACCATCAGCTGGGGGAAGAAATCGAATAACAGCATAACTGTTACCAGACTTATCAATAGTTGGTTTCCAAAAACGATCATCTACAGATGATGTATTTGATTGTGGTTGAGATGCTTTTTCCAACTCTTCTGTAAGTTTACTAAAGTTGGTACGATTCTTTTTTAATGCTGCAAAAGACATATATTTTTCTCCTTAATATGCGTTGTATGCGTTTGTTTATTTTTCTAATATAACTCAATATTCGTTGTATGTCAAGATGTAAATTAAATATATTTACCATAATTTTCATAATAATCTTCAATCAAAAGAGTCTTTATAACTCCAACATAATAATCAAGCTCCACATCTAAAAAAGACATGTACTTGTCTATCTTCTTACAATAAACTGGCCAGTAAGTTGTATCATCAATCTTTACTTTTTTTAAGAAACCAAAAATCTTTTCAAAGATTACTAAAGTTTCTAAACAAATTTCACCTTTTTGTTCCAGTTGTACTATAAAAGGATAGTGTCCTTTTAAAGACCTAAAAATATCTTGAAATTCTAAGTCTTTGTTTGATGCACTAGAAAATAGAATTTCACAATCCGATTTAAAAGTGTATCTTATACTATGTATTCTTTTTTTCCAGTTCTTATAAATCTCAATTGATTCTTTATCAAGTAGATTTTTAGAATACATATATTCGTTTCTATGTATTGCTAAATTCCCACTATCAGTAACATTAACAAAAACTGAAAGTAAAAATTCTTCTAAAGTTTTTTTGTCGTATCTTTTAGAAAGTTCTTCAAAAGTTTTTCTATCTTTTCTATTCAGATATGTTTCTTTTTTTGTATTTACTTTACCGTTATACTTCTTAAAATCAAACTTACCAGCGAAATGATTCTTCATTGCCAAATATATCTTAAAGGCTTCAAAATCATCTATTTTTCTACTAGACATGTATCTCATAAAGGTAGCCGCTGAGTCGATTTTCTGACTAAGTTTAAACCCTCTGCTTCGTATTTGATTTTCTCTTTTATAAATGAACTCAAAAGTGGAGTCACATTTTCAACTTCTAAATTATTAGTTTCGCAGTAATGCGTGATTGTTTCGATGTAAGACATTTTCATTTCACTTACATTCTTTTCAATTTCATCACAAAATTCTTTTGAACTTTTTAATTTTAACATTCTATCTCCTTTCGTATTATAGCGTATATTTTTACAGTATACGCTATAATACAAGTTATGTCAAGACTTTATTCTGACTTCCAGATTGTCCATACGCCCCAAAGAATTGCTATCCATGCGGCGAGTTTTACTAATGGACTTCCCATTAACAATAAAACTCCAAATACTACTAAAAGAATACCATCCCAAGTAGTTCTTTCATTTTTTCTAGCCATAGTCCAGTCTTTTAACTTATCGACCATATGACCTCCTTTCTGTTAATCAGTTAATTGTCTGGAATCACTTCCGATTCCAAATTCCCCATAATACCCAAATCGCAATCAAGCCCATAAGACCTTCTGCGCCTAGTACAGCAAGCATATTACTCACATTGCTTACTACACTCACTTCTGGAAAGAATGGGATTGCACCTAAACCTAGTACTTCTACTACAATCATAAGCGCAGCGATACTAATACCTAATTCAGCTAGTGCGCCAGCCCAACCTTTTACTTTGTTGATAATATCCATGTATTACCTCCTTTCGTTTTTAAGTTGTTTTTCAAATTCACATAGTAATTAATATACGGCTTTAATAACTTATGCCGTCTATACCTGCTAATTCTTTACATTTAAATTTAGCAACATCTCCATTTTCAGACAATACATCAAAATGACATACAATATCTGCTTTGCTACATCCACTATTTTTCCATCTATATGGCAAAATCAAAAATTTACTTTCTATAGAATTGATATGAATTTTTGTTTGTCCCAGACGTTCTCCGAATCTTTGTCCAAAAACTATAGTACAACTCACATTTTCAAATTTTTTAGTATCCCATTGAGCAACTAATTGTGGAGATGATGGAAATTTTGGATATGGACTTGTAGAATTAATTAAATTGTATCCCCATTCTCCGATTTGTCTATCTATCGAAAGGGAATATGTAACTGTAGGAAAATCTTTTACGGGCGTCAGAGTTAAATCAATATATTGCATCCATGAAGTTTCGTTTGTATGAACAACTGTTTTATTTTTATCATCAAAAATTATATCCACACTCCCATCACTAGTGCTAGCACTTATGATTAAAGCAACTCTAGCAATTCCTACAGAAGAATTATTAACTTTTAACTTTACAGTCTGGCCAGGCGCGAGTGTCACTCTCTTTTCTCTAATTTGTGAATTAAGAGTAACTGTTTTTTCTGGAACAATCTCAAGATCATCAGTGTTTTTATCTAATCTGGTAACACCAAATAAATAAAAATTCCCCCAAACAAAAGGGGCCCCATCCTCATATTGGGGTTCATAGAGAACTCCAAGATGATGCTCAATTCCCAATGGAATTCTGTCGCTAACCAATCTAACTACTCTGGACATTTATTTTTTCCTAAAACCTATTTTTATATTCTTCTGTCATATTTATTAGTTCTTTTATATGAACATCTCGTTTAGACACAAAAACCTCTGGTTCGTCTTTGTCTGCCACCGCCGCAATAATGACTAAATTATTTATGGGCATTTTATATCTCTCCTCAAACATCACTGCGTAACCAGAAGCCTGACAAAAATATTTTTCTAACTTACCATATTTATCTCCAATCATGCTTTGCCTAGAAGTCTTGAAGTCAATTATGGATAGTTTACCATCAAATTCGGCAACACAGTCAACCGTCCCAGCCAGTCCTAAATGATCTGAATATAATGGATGTTCCTGTGCATACACATTATCAATTCTTTCATCTAAGACAGGTTTTATTTTCAAAAAAGTTTCTATGTCATTAGGCATAGTCTTTTTTGATTTCCATTCTAAATTGTTTAGATGATCTTCTGCCATTTGATGAACACTAGTTCCACTTCGGGCAGCTTGAGTAGTGATTTTATTGGCAACCTCTTCGCCAACTCTTTTTCTCCATTCCATAAGTCCTTTCGCAGAAAACCACGAAAGGACTGTTGTTATAGATGGATATTTATTTCCGTCTGGTGTTAGATACCATCTTTTACCATTTTCATTTACTCGACTAAGCTTATTAATCGGTAAGTCAACATCAACATGATTAAACATTATACTTCTTTCTTATGTTCCCTTTTCAAATTACTAATTGCTACATTCATCTCTTCAATAAATGGATTATCAATATCTAACTGTCTATCAACAATTGCTTGTAGTATTAGATGCAGAAAAGCTAATTCATCTAAGAACCTCAAATCCTGTGTTTCAAATTCATATTCTACAGATAATGTTTCGATTAAATCCAACATAACATGCTGACAAATTTGATCTGATTCATCTCCATAGTCAATATAATCTTTGATCGACTCCAGTGTTGGGAGGCCCTGTTCTTTCTTAATACTGAAATACTCTGCTGCATCTATTACATTTGACATTTACGCAATTCCTAGTTCTAGTTTATTTATAATGTAATCTTTAACTAGTGCGCTCCTTACAATGTCCTCTTGGCCAAATTCTATGAATGAAAACTGTGACATCTTTCTGATAATTTTCATAAATTCTTTGATGCCATTTTTCTCATCTTCCCATCTGAAGTCAGACTGTCTAAAGTCTCCACAGAATATTATTAAACAATTATCTCCTATTCTAGTAATTACTGAATCTAGTTCATGAAAGTTCATATTTTGACATTCATCAACAATTATTATGCTATCGTAAAATGTTTGGCCACGAATAAATGATGTAGAACTAAAATTAATTAAATTGGTTTTTCTTAAACTTTCATATGCTGTGCCACACTGAAACAATTCGTTTACAATTGTT